AAAAAACAAAAGTTTTTTTAGTTTTGAACTCGGAACCAGGTACGCGGTGGCGAAACCTAGTCCTTGTAATGCGGGACTTCGGTGATGAGTGATCCTCTAGCGAACCACTTGCAATAAAAACCGACTAGTTAGAGGTCACAAAAACCGTTGAAGATGGACAACACTGTATCGGCGCTTCGCACTCTCTCGCTTGTCCAGGTTGAGAATGCCCGGATTGTAACTCCCGGCATCAGGCGTAATGAACGAGCCACGACCGGGCTTGTCATGGACCCGAACGGAGTCGAACCCCTACCGATCTTGTACTGGAGGACATTCGAGGAAGCTGAAGAAGTCTTCTACATGACAGACTACGGTAAGCAATCGGCCAAGAACTTTGCCAACCCGGCTGTGCATCGGATGGAGGTTGCTCAACCTATTCACACCGAGTACCGCATGGTGACCCCATACAGAATGGGACTTGCCACATCTCTGCGATTGAAGTGGGAAACCTGCGGTTACGAATCTCGAGGGGCATACCGTACATACACAACTGTTGATGGAATCGAACGCTTCCAAATCAATCTGTTCTGCATCCCACTCATGCGAATTCCGGGTTTCTTCGAAAACCTCCGAGAATACCAGGAGCACCCAGATGAGGGTATCCAGATTTCTGATGGATCTTACATTCTCGGGGACCTCAAGAATCGCGCAGTCACGGAGGATGACATCCAGAATGTGCTGGATTACAATGAAGAACATCCCGAGAAGCCGCAAAGGATCCCTACGCTCGGAGCCCTCATGGACTTCAGGGAAAGGAGATTCCTGAATGACATCGACAACCAGTGGGACAAGGCAATTCACGATGTAGAGGTGCCTGCCGACGCCTTGATGAAGACTGAGAACGAGTGGGAGTACACTGCTTTTTTGAACGTCTACTCCTTCACGAAGATGGCAAGCGGTGACACTGAAGTGACTCGGAACAGTCGCTACAAAGCGAACCTGGCGCGCCGCTTGAACGCCTTGAAAGCTCTCAAGTCAGATCGGGACTTGAATGTTGATGACTTCATCAATACCAAAATCACATTGACACACTTGATGCGACACTTCGATGATATGTCGTATTATCCACGGTTGAAGTGTACCATCCTAAAGACCTTGATGAACTCCCAGGATCCTTTGTGCGCCAACCTCAAGATGCTTCTGAGCGAGCACCAAATGACTGTCTTTTGTGCGATTGCAGCCTTCATCGCCACAAAAGAGCTGAGTGTCCTTCACATTCTTCACGAAGTCTCCTGCCACTACGGGCAGTTCGTACGCACAATCGAAGGTCTCAAGAAGAAGTTCGGTACAGAAGGTTGGAGATATGTCAAGCTGCTAGACCCGCTGAATCAGGTCACCTCCGGGCAGATCTACGCTGAGCTTGGAACGGCTGCACGAGCCTGGATTGCAGTCCAGCCTGGGCATGAGAGCTTCGGGAACCTGGTGAACAAGGGTAAGATCCCTGCCAGGTACAAGATTTACGCTTCGCGTCCAGTTCCCCCAGACTGCCTAGAGGAGGGAGTTAACATGATGAATGTGGTACGAGACAATTTGGAGCGGATTGGTTTCACCATCAAGCTGGAGCAATTCACCCAAGCAAAATGGGCAGAATTGGTTGTGACAACTGCAGAGCAGCGCGCAGCAGTCGGGAACCGAGTGTAAGGATCGATGAGGAAGATCCTGGGAATTAGTCTTAGAAAAACCCGATAGTTACTAGTCAAGCAATCATGAACTATATAACGCCGACGATTTTGGTTGCCGTCATTGTGATCGCCCATACAGTGGCTATTCGGTCACTGTCTTACGACATGACGGACAGGGTGCCTGTGATCGCCCTCATCAATGACCACGCTTCGTGGTTCATGAAATTGACCGTCAGCCCGGTGACGATCAATTTTTACGCGACGCTGACCTCCTTCTTCGCCACCTTAGCCCTGATGGGTGTGGTGGCTAAAAATTGGCGGGCGTATGTCCGGGACATACAACGAGGGGTGGTGAGGGCGGAGGTGTTGATGAGATCAGCGTGACTGCGCTGGTCTGCTTCTAGTTTCTCCCTGAGAGAGTTAATCTGTGGAACCCGGGATTTCCTGAGGCGTGCACACGACAGTGTTGTGCAGCTTACATCTTGCATAAGATGCTGTCGTGCTTATTTTGAGCGAATGAAACTCCTCAATTCTGCAGAAGAAGAAGGGGGATCCTAGGTTTCAACTTGTTACTCTCTCAGAGGAATAGTTTGTTTTATTTTTTTAGTTTCATTGTTTTTATATACATGTTTATATGTGTGTTTGTTTGTTACATATATTTTATTTTATATATATGCACATGTTTTTTTGATGTTGGTCAGGTTTGTTTGGCAATTCGGAGCTCTATACACTCATCTTCCATGATTCTAAATTCTCTGTAGAAATTCACAATACGTGTGTATATATGTATATATTTGATACTGAACTGCTCTACAAGGAGTTTATCACAAATTGAGAAGTGGTATCCTTTTTTAGAAAAACCCGCTAGTTACTATTCAAATCAAAATGCCTGAGTTAATCCGATTCAAGGCAATGCTGTTGTCGAAGAAGGGCAACCGTTGCAGGTTCCCCCGTGCTGTTATGAAGAAAACCGAATTTACTGAGTCTGAGGCTTTGTCCATTTGGTGTATCAGTCAACTCCTGAACTACTGTGCGTGTTGGTCTCTGACGGAAGGGATATACGCCTTGACTGGCATCAAGATCGATAGTGGAGCCTGCAGTCCGGCAGCTTGGCATTCTCTGAGTTGTTATCCAGAGTCTGTTTCAACAGAGTTCCTCTCTCTTGTTAGATGCGTCGGTTCATGCGGAGACCCACAGAAATACATGTCTCTCTTCCATGGGGATTGGCGTCACACTTCCACAAGCACATTGACTACATTCACTGTCGCCCAGCTGGCAGATGTCTTGGATTATGTCTTTGCAACTGATGGTACAAGGCGTGAACATCACCTCTTGGAGATAGCGAAGATGGAAGAGCTCCAGCACTTCAAAATCCCCGAGCTCTTACAGTGTTTACACTGGAAGGGTCAGTCCCATGTTGTCACCGAGCTATGCCGTCATGGGAATCATCGGAACGCTACACCTCCACGCAGTTCCATTTCTCCCGCTGGTAGTATAAAATCCGGATATTCCCCGTTGGTTGAGGATGAGTTCCCAGCAATGAAAGATATACCAGGTATGAGCGACAGGACGAGGACCCGGTTCACACTGACTGAAGAGGAGGCGATACAGATTGAGAAGGAAGAACGATCAAAGGCTCAACCTCCCTCTCTACTCGACAGTTATATGCGAGCGACCACGCTAACATTCCTGAGCGAAAGTGGTGTCCTCTCCCTATTGAACCGGTACAACAGTGAGTGGGAAAGGGAAGTCGCAGAGATGAGTGAGAATGAGCGACACGGGACAATGACCTACATGTGCACAACAATGATCCTGGAACAACTCCAAGGAGAGAGCTACGACAAGGAACGGGTCCAAATAGTCTGGCCAGCAAGAAAGTGTGCTGTTCAGACAATAACTGACAGTATCGCTCGCCGACTTTGCATGGAACAGACCGCCACTACCACAATAGTGGAGACTTACCGGATGGTCAAGACTCTCTACAACAAGGCTATTTCAGAAGGGAAGGTTCTGTCTGAAATTCATGGAGGTGAAATGATCACTGATCCGGACGAGAATGAACCACCTGGTAAGTCCGCTGGCCAAGACCCGCTGGTGCCTGGCACGACCAAGACCGGTCAATCATCTCAGGTTCCCGAGCAGTTGTACCGGACTCGTCCACCCTACAAAAAGGGATTTTCAATCGCCCAAGTTGGTGATCACTTTGTGTACCATAAAGAGTGAACAAGAACTTTCGACTGTATATATATTTTTAGAAAAACCCGTTAGTTACCCATCAAAGTCATTGCTATCTTCTTAACCCGGTTGCTGTGTTAGCTTTGTACAAATTGTAACGAGCTCTCGAATACTGTACAGAACACAGGTACATAAATATATATATACACCCATACATAAATATTTTTCCAGCACACTTCGAACCTAATTACTTCTTTCACTTTCAACTTTTAATTTTGATTTTAATTTTTGATTTTTAATTTTAAGCTTAATTTTAACTTTAACTTTAATTTTAGCTTTAATTCCAATTTTAATTTCAATCTTCCACCTTAACTCTAGCTCTGATCACTATATCTCTGTCGTGCTTTTGTTGTCTGCTTCCAGCCTCACTGTCCTTCTAGGAAAGATTTCTCCCGGGCTATAAACAAATCAATCACCCCATTTCCAATCTCCTAGATGAAGATGGAGGTGCATCTGTTAGTATTTCTGTCATTCGTAGCCTTAAGTGCTGGTTTCATCGCGTATGACTGTAATGGCTCCAGAATCCAGAAAACAACTGTCTCTCTGGTGGAGACTCCCTCCTGTACATTTGAATTGGAGAATGTTACAGAGAGTGAGGTAGCTGTGGCGGTCACCCAATCTGCCTTGACTCAGGAGATACCGTTTTACCGTTGTCTCATTGTGGCATACCACCACATCTGGAGATGTGGTTCGGTCATTGATACCAATGTCCAAGGAGGAGATTATGCCGAGGTAATCAGAACAACCAAGTCAGAATGCGAAGAAATGATCAATCATAAAAAGTATAAAACTATCGGAGGTAACAGCGTCAGTATTGACCTACCACCGGGAGGAAGAACATCTTTCTCATATACCAGTTGGGGTCAAGTGAAAGATTCAGGGAGCTGTGTGGCCGGTCCGATCTTATACTCCGGAGGCACAAGTTATGATCAACACACAAGAAATACCCGGCTTGAGATCCTTTACACCCGTGGAGTCGGAAGAGTCGCTGTGGAAAAGAAGAGCCTTATCATGCCAAATGGGATGCAATGTAATGTTGCCTTAGAAGAGTGTGAGTTAGCGGACTACGGGCAGGTGTTCTGGAAACAACCTGTCCCAAGTTGTCAGAACGAGGTGGAGGAACAATCCCTCGTCTACAAAGGACCAGCCACACTCATAACAAACCAGAACACAAGTGAGAGATTCATCCAGGTATCTTTCTCAGGCCATCACTTCCAAATAAAGCTTGAAGATCGGACAACATATATCTGTGGATTCAGATCATTTTTTACAGAACACCCTAAACTGTACATAACATTGCTGGATTTATCATACCCAGATTTCCCTCTCAAAGAAAACACCGGTACAGACGTCAACATGATGAACTATATCAACAGCAAATTAGTCTATTCCATGCGCCACATCAAGGAACAGGTTATGACACTATACAGGCTTTTTGAGCTTGAGAGGTGCTTGATGCAAAACAGAATAACCTCAAACCTACTAACTCTTGCTATTCTATCTCCTCGTGAATTTGCGTATCAGTACTACGGGGAGCCCGGGTACACTGCTGTGGTGCGAGGGGAAGTGGTTCACATAGCAAGGTGCACCCCGGTACCAGTCACTCCACGTAAAACTGAACTGTGTTACAATGAGCTACCTGTAAGTTTCAACAACAAATCCCTCTTCATGACTCCGAGATCTAGAATCCTAATGGAAATTGGAACAGTGGTTGAGTGTGCAACAGACGTGGGTCCACAATTCAAAACAGCAAACCGCTGGATCACTATGGTCTCACATGGACTGATCAGTGTGGAGAAACCTAAAATAATCACACCGGATCCGATCACTTACCACTTCGAGACCTTGGAAGACATGCTGACGGGGGGTCTCTACACAAAAGAGACTATCGCGAACTATCAGCAAATACTTACTTCTCCGATGGAGGAGTCGATATTATCGTCCCGAGTCACTACAGCAATCCGAGGAGGGGAATCATTACCCTCTGGTTATCCCGCGAGTAACATCTTTTCGTCTTATGACATTGAAAGGTTAAGGGTGAAGGTTACCTCGGGTTTGGTTCATACGATGGACAAGTTATTAGTTCTAGGGAACTGGTTTTCAGTGTTTGTCATGATCGGGTGGGCAATTAACACATTGATCTCAATCATAAACTGTGGCCTAAACTACTATGTCGTGAAACCTGAGACGAGCGGAATCTTTGCACTGTTAACCTGTTGCTTCTCTGCTATCTTCCAAGTTGTGAAGAACAGACAACTCGGCAACCCAGAAGAGACAAAAACACTTTCCGCAGTTGTTCAGATCGACGCTGAAGGAAGAGAAGAACCCTCACATAACAAGTTCTACAAGTGATTGTAAGGGTAAAAAAGGTAACCGGCACTCCTGTTATAAAAACCCGATAGTAACGCTCAACTCAAATCGCTGAACCAATCTCAGAGAGGACAAAGAGTGAGATTTTCCTCAAGGAGAGAGAAGAGGAGAAAAGGTCAAAAGAAAGAAAAAATAGAAAGGGTAAACAGGGAACAAGAGGGTGAAGAGAGAGAGAACTAGTAGTACCAAAAATGACAGATTACGTCACATGCACCCTCTGTGGGACCAAAATCCCTGTGATTGTTGTCCCCCTCGGCACACTCGAAAGAGCGGTTCAGTGTAACGTATGTGGGCAAAACTATTCGGTCTCTCCAAAGTGAACTGGTGCATTGTAGAAGCCACTTTAGACATGCACATATGTATGCATATGTGTATGTGTCTATATGAATACACATCTATATATATATATATTTTTTTGATCAATTTACTCATTTATTTGTCTATCATCTTTACAATCTTTCAAACAGCTCAAGAAGCATCAGCGTATGTCCATCTGGATACAAACTACGCCAGGAAGATTGCATTTTTTTATTGTGTTTTACAATGAGTGTTACTGCTACTTTTTGGTTGGAGTGTTTTCCTGGATCGGGGTTCTTTATTAAAACACCGTCCACCTGGTACTTTCAGATTTAGAAAAACCCGATAGTTACCAGTCAAAATGTATTACGACGAATTGGAACGCGAAGCGGTAGAAGAAGATGACGACGAAGAATGCTGCGGGAAAGCGAAGCAGAAAAAGAAACCACCAAGGACCCAATGTGTTGCTGGTCACCTGGCGGCTCCAATCTACAACACCGATTGCGAATTCTTGATTGAGACTGTTCGGGAGAGGAAGCTACAGAAGAGTGCTAGCATCAGAAGGGGAAGATTGTGTACCCGACACTACCGACTATCACGGCGTCTCGAGGAGGCTGAATCATTGGTTTCCATCTACGAGCAAGCTGACCCAATATCTTTTATCCAGACATGGGTAATGAACACCGTGAAGAAGAATGTGGACCATGACTTCGAGATCTGTCTAAATGCCCTCCTCAACCTCGATCTCCAGAAAAGGACAACAATGGACCCCTACATTCGGGGAGGATTGATCACAGAAGAGGAAATCCGTGCAGCAAACAAGAGGCAGATAACCAGGGTAACCGAGGGAGTGCGAGCTCTCAAAGGGGAGTATATCGCGATGAGAAGAGCAGAGTACATCAAAGATAAGGTCTGTTTCAAGGAGATTGTTGAAGGCGATGTCATCAACTACTGCGGCGTGTCGATCGAAAGGGACGTGGGGTGGTTCAATCGTGGAACTGAAAAGATCATCTTTCCGACCAACCTTTTCCTTTGCTCTCTGGACAAGATGCAGTCCATGTTTGGGCTAAAAATGTACTGGGTAGCCTGTGATGCCGAGGAGAAGTATGAGGGTCAATCCATACTCAGTGAAGGAAGCAGGATCGCGATCCTGCTGGAAGGTCTCAGGTCAGTCATGGGCCAAGACTATTTTGATTTCGTCGGAGGTTGGGAGGCACTGGTTGTAGGGAAGGTGGCTGCAAACAGTGATGATTCTGGATGTACTGATCTTTACAAGTGTCAGAAGAAAGAAATGGGAGACCTTCTCGCCAAGTATGGCAAGCCTCGAGATCTGTTGGAAAAACTAGTGCCCTCGACAGAGATTCAGAACGAAGTTCTCCTGTACCTTGAGCTCACGGGAATGGCCAAGATTACTGGATACCCGACGCTTCGTGCTGAAAAGCTACTTGATCAGATCAGAAAGTACGGCACTGACCCGAAGCGTGAAATCAGGCAGGAGGTCCTTGATGATGTGATGGGAGTGGTACGGAGGGAGATTTGCCTGAACTACAGAAAGATTCACCACACGTATCCGGTGATTGCTGAAATGCCCGAGGAGTTGTCATTCCTGGAGAGGAACACTCCCTGCCCGAAGAACCAAATGAAGAACTACGCCCAGTGGTCGAAAGTGAGGTTCGGAAAGAGCTTGACTTTCGACTATTTCTTCGATGAATCCGACCTCACCAAGGACTCAGCCATCGCGGTTCCGCGGAGCAAGTGGCACGAGATGTACGATCCATGTGCTTTCCGCCATCTGTATGGGAAGGACCCACCACCAAGATCCGGAGATGGAGGGTCCACATGTCGACGGGTCATTGATGCCTACTTAGTCTCCGAGCCAGACAAAGTCCGCAAACTGATTGAACAGCGGGAAGCCGGCAAATTCAACCCAGATGACCACATCTGTGTCGAGTGCGGCAAAGAGTGCGAGCTAAAAATTGATTCGGGGAGAGCGTTCACCAAGCAGACTGCTGACCAACGATTGATTCAGACATGCATGGAGGCTAACATTGCAAATAACATCTTCCCTCTGGTTCCACAGCAGTCAATGGTTGACGGAGAAATACGGAATACCAAGCGCATAATGTCCCAGGTGAAGGACCTTCTCGGCCCTTCTGAGTTCCTGAGCATTGATTTCCAGAAATGGTGTCTTAATTGGCGCCACGCGTCTGTCGTAGGAATTGGTGAGATGTATGATGAACTTTTCGGTCTCAAGAGACTTTACCGCGACTCCCATCTACAGTTCATCGGGTGTGACGTGTTCTGCAACAACAGGCTGACCCCACCGAACTACGATGCTGGAGGAAGGCCTATCCCAGGTGACTACTACATGAACGACTTCTTGGGAGGAATGGAGGGGATGCATCAGAAGAAGTGGACCCATTTTTGCGAGGCGATTCTCATTTTGTGCTTGGAGAGATCTGGAATCAAAGGAGAAATAATGGGACAGGGAGACAACCAAGTGATACTCCTCCAGTACCCTAAAGAAGCTGTCAACATTGCCGATCTCCGGGCTAACTTCTTGAACAATCTCGAACTGACTCTGCGCAATGTGGGACACAAACTGAAGGAGAAGGAGACATGGTTCAGCAAGCATCTCCATGAGTACAGCAAGCAAAGGATCTACAAAGGTGTGGCAGTCAGCAGTGGGACGAAGAAAGCATCAAAAATCATCCCAGACATCAACGATGGACTCTTTTCTCTGCCATCAATGGGCGCCACTCTGAATACAATCACGGAAGGGATTGCTCGGGCTTCGTACACTCCAGATGCGGCTTACTTCGTGAACCAGTTCATGTACGCGAATCTTTTGTGTCGATACGAGGTGCCCTTTAGCAAGAAAGACCACACGTTGTCCAATAACCGGCGTCAAGAACTAGTGAGATGGTGTTTGCAGTGCCCTGCTGATTTCGGTGGGATGCCAATGAGCACCTATTACACTCATTCGGTTCGTGGACACAACGACAAAATCACGCTTTGGCTTCATCTCGCGATGGTAGCCAAGAAGTATGACCCGAGCTTATTTGACGGTATGATTAGAATGTGGCAGCTGTATCCCAGATCTGAGGTTCGAGGACCTCTCGACAGGACACGACTGTACGAAGATGTCTACAGTCTTAGGGTGAAAAGCCTCCCATCGGCGGAAAGTAAGATCAGGACCTTGACGTTGGACTTCTTGAAATCTGACGAAGTCACCAACCCGATGATCAAGATGCTTCATGAGGGTGACAAGGCAAAACCGTACGAGGACGTGATCATTGCTGTTGACCAAATGCGTCCTGTCTACCCCCAGCTTGGTCACGAGCTGCTTCGTAACAGCAATGCAGGCATCCTTCGGGCTCTACAGAGTAAATTGACAGGAACGAAGACCATCGAGAACATCACCCGCCAGAGAACAGGTGTTTCTCTAGTTGACTTGATCGATCAGAAGAACAAGGAGTTGATCATAGCCTTGCAGTTAAAAATCAACGGGAAGGTCAACATCCCGGAGAACGAATCCTTCTTCAAAAAGTATGATTGCCCTAGCTCTGGAGCCGAACATCTCAGAGACGAAAGTTGGAAGGTGCCCCTCGTCGGAGTGACACAAGCCGTTTTCACACACCAAGTGACGATCTCATCAAAGGATCAGGCAGTTGAAGAGGGAAGAACTGTGGGAGTAGAAGTGCGGGTTTCGGGAGAATTATACGACAATCCAACTCGTTGCTTCAAGGTGTACGGTCCGTTGAAACCCTACGTTGGCGGCTCGACGCAAGTGAAGTTGAAGAAGTCGTCCATTGACATGATCGACAAAACAAGCTACACCCGTGCATTTCAGAAACTAGGAATCCTGCGCTCCTGGATGGAAATGATGCGAGTCCCCGGCCTAGTTCTACTGATCGACCAGCTCATGGAAGAAAAGAAAGACCTATTCAGGGAGCTACCAGAAGGGGTTACGTATGATGAGTTATTGTCAACAGTTACATCTGGATGCATCTTTCACCGTCTTCAGTCAGCTGTTGATCACGACACGGCAATTGTGAACTGCTTACCGTGCATCACGGGCCATTTCCAGCACAGCTCTAACCCGCTGGCAGCAATGTCGGCGGGTGGGAAGGACTTTTCCATCTACTTCCAGCTGCTGTACGTGAGCAATGTTGTAATGCTTGCCCAAATCGGTAAAGAGAAGCAAAGACACTCCCAGTTCTACATGATGACCTTTGACTGCAAGACATGCACTGTCGAACTTAGCAACATTACCATCGAAGCTCCTCTCCAGACATGCGCGGGAACTGAAGCATTGCACAAAGCTGCACCCCAGATCGTGCCCGGAACCGTTCTGCAGGACATACGGAGTATCATGTCTTTCCAAGTTGGTCGAGTTTTGGCGAAAAATGTGGACGACAACTATACGATGGCACACGTCAACACCAGCACACATTCGAGTGAAGATCCAAGGAAAGACACAGTCTCATTGAACGATCTCAGACAGTTGGACATCAAGATCGTTCTTACGGTTATGCTGACACACTCGAAGCGAGGGAGAAGCATGTACGAGAGTGCGGAGAGCATCTTGTCGTGCCACACAGAGGACAGGTCATTTGCTTTTTTCGCAGAGAAAGTGCTTGAGGCAGGAATGCGAGGTGAGTTGTTCAAGATACTTGACATTGACATCGGAGAACATTCGGCAGTAACAACATCAATGCGGATGTCAGGGTTTATCGCAGGAACCGGGGGGAAGTTTCTGAGGAGGGACAAGAAGTACACAGTTGCTACCTCCCTGATGTGCGAGTTCAGGTCAGACAGTGACGCGGGACAAAGCGAGGTTGTGAGATTCTGTGCGAAAATCCTTCACGATACCGGAAAGATCTCAGCCTCTTGTGTCGCTTCTGTTAATCGACAACTCAGCCACTACAGGAACTACAGACTAGCAAAGGAAGTGATGGGCATTGAGTACATCAAAGTCCCACTGGCGCAGGACGAAGTGATCACGGTGTGGAGATCATCCGACAGGGAAAGTGTCAACGTTTATCCTTCTCGAACAAAGGTCCACATCACTGGAAATTCTTCGCGCTACCCTGTAGAAGAGGCAGGATTGTACCACACAACTAGGGCGGCGTCGGCGGAAGCCATACGAACGCTCTTTTCGGAATCTTGCACTTTCCAGCAGCTCTGCTACATTGCACGGCCCCTGGGATTCATCTCGACAGCAGGAAATAAGTTTGTGGAAGCCATCATCGCGATTGACATGTTCAATGAGCTTCAGGACTTAGCTATTGGCAGTGCTGGCGAGGATCCGTACCATATCGTCAGTGTAGCAGAAGGGTCAGGAGGTACCTTGTCCCTGTTGATGAAGCTCTTTCCAGGAACCAAAGGAATGTACAACACCCTGATGAAACCCTCTATCTCTTGTCGAGAAGTAGTTGGGGACAATCTGCCTCCAGCAATGTACGATGCCGGTATACCAGAGCAAGACTTCTGCGAGCTGGATCTCCTAGCAACAGGAGAGACTGACATTACTACCGATCACTTTTTTGCCAAGTTGAAGAAATCGCTCCGCAACAAGAAAGTTCTGGTTTTTACGATGGATGCTGAGTCTCCCACACACGGGAACAATCTGGAATTCCTGCCGATACTCGAAGCTGCGATTGACGGGAAACCGAGGATCATGCTCATCAAGCTTTTCTTCCTCTTCAATTTTGAACCGTACCTGACTGACATCATGAACCATTACCCGGATTACGAGTGGTTGTTGTTCAAACCCATTAGCAGCAACCCCACAGGTCCTGAGGTGTACCTCGTGATAAAACACAGGTCCCTCTCAAGCTCATCGTTCAAGAACATGAAAACTATCTGGGGACGTGCGAAGCAATACATCGGACGATCGATGAACATCTCCTACACAGACGTGAAGTGTCACTTTGAAATGGCGACCCGAATCTCAAAGCTACTCGGCTCGCTCTCCCCAGGGAAGAGTATGTTCATGACTAACCGCTTCAAAAGACTATTCCCAGAAATAGGATGTAGCCTTTACTGTCGGCGATTTTTTGATAACATATGCGATGAGTTCGACCTTCTTCATAACTATGAAGTCGGTTCCCCTCTCTTGTACACTGTCTTACGTAACAAGGGAGGAACGGGAATGATGGAAAAACTGGTTCGGGACATTGTGTTCCTTCATATGTACCACGCTGGGAAGAAGAACTTCTTGGAAATCATTCTAGACTTGATGCATGTCAATGTTGGTGACGATCTCTGGAAATTCAGGAGAGAGCCAGATCAACCTTTCATCACTCGCTCGGTTGCTTTCAAAAGCAGCTTCTTCTCTGGATGGGAAGACAGCAAGACTTACTTGCGAGAGATACCTTGGGTGACACCATGCGACTGCTCGGTTGAGATCAGTGTCTTCCCTAAAACTGGAACATCACTGGCGATGGTAATCGGGGATCAACTCGTAAGAAACGTCTTGATTACCCACAACGACCTTGCAGGGATAAGAGTAAACCACGACGAATCACTAAGGGTGATGTCCGATCCTAACAGATATGCCCAAAAGCTTGCGCTTCCAAGAAGTCGGCGCAGATAGCTTTGGTTGCGCACGAGCGAATCGAAAAAGGAGTACTGTTTTTATAAAAACCCGGAAAAGGGTTGCACAACTTGTGATACGCCTGATTTTGTACAAAGAAACTTATTATCAAAGTTTTTTGTTTTTCGTTATT